CGTTCAAGGACTCGCCTACACCTTTGGCAAATAGGTAACTGCTCATGTGTAACGATTGCGGGCGCTGCTGTTGCGTGCGTTGCTCAAAAAGATGTCGTCGCCCTTAATGCGTCCAACAACCTCGACGACGCCGCCGCCCATCATGTCTTTCAATTTACTTAAAGGAGCCACAACCTCTGGATCTATGGCTGCATTTCTGTTGTCTCCTACCATCGCCATTGTTGGGCCGTATGCCAGGCCGCCGTTAGCCAGTGCTGGCACGTTTTGCCCAACACGCTGCACTAATCCGCCACCAACAGCAATTGCAAATGCTTTTGCGAAGTTGCCGCTTGCAATGGCAGCAGCGGCTGCCTGACGTAGAAACATTGTAACAATGTCCTTTGTGATGTTTCCTAAAAATTCGCGGAATGTGGCGGCCTGCGCTGCTGCACTTTGAAAACTGTTAGCAATGGCATTTGCCATGTCTTTCTGCGCTTCTGCTGCGCGTTCAGCAGCGGTCTGTGCAACTTGGTATGCTTCGGTGTTGTACAAGCGCCTAAACAAGTCGTCCAGTGTTCCTGCATATATGCGTGTGCCACCTGCGGCTTCCTCCAACTTACTAAACAGCTTGCCCAATGTATCGACGCCATCCTTGCTAGCAGCGTTCAGTTTGCTCTGTGCTTTAGCCGCCTGCAACAAGGCAGCTTCAACGTCGATAAGCTCTGCGTTGTAGTCATTTAATTGACCGTTGATTTGGTCAATTATTTTCTGGTGTTCGTCCATCGCGCGCTGCCAGCTTGCTTGTTCGCTTGGCAAGTTTGCATCGTCACGCAACTGTCGAAAGCGATCAAGTATTTTTGTGTGCTCGACAAGCGCGTCGTTTGCCGCTACAATGTTTTCTTCTAGTTTGATTTTTTTCTGCTCGTTGTTAAGCGCCAGCAGTTCCATGCGCCAATCATGAGTTGTCTGCACCGCTGAACTTACGTCCATGTGATAACCAACAACAGCAGCAGTCAAAGCGGCAATGCCTGCAGCAACAAGAAGAGCAGGGTTAGCTGCCATTGCAATATTCAAGCCCAATGTTATTGCGCGCAATGCTGTCATCATGCCAATCAGTTGCGGCACCATAATCAACAACGGCCCAAGCGCACCAACAAACGTGCCGACAACTACAATGATGCGTTTTACAAATGGACTCAAATTGACAAATGCCTGCGACAAACTTGTGACACGTTCAAGCATAGCAGTAATAACAGGCAAAAACAATTCGCCCAACGACGCCAGTGCTTGCTTTGCATTGTCTAGCGCCGTGCTAAACTTGCCAGCTGCGGTCTGACTCAAGCGCTCCATAGCACCAGATGCAAAGCCGCCTTCCTCTGCAAATGATTTAAGCACAGCGTTAAACTGCTCAACTGTGACACGGCCCGCGCCTAGCTTTTCAGCAGGCAGGCCTGTGGCGTCGCTGAGTGCTGTGAAGATTGGAATGCCGCGCTCTGCTAATTGGTTAAGGCTCTCAAGCTCAACCTTGCCTTTTGCCTGCACCTTAGCAAATACTGCAGCAATTTCTTCAATGCTTTTGCCACTTGTTGCCGCAATGTCACCTAGAAATTGCAGTTGTTCATTTACCTGGCTAATTTCAGTGCCGCTTGCAATTAACTGGCGCGCACTGTTAGCTACCTCATCAATTTGAAACGGCGTTTTTGCAGTAAACTCATTCAGCTGCTTCATCATAAAGGCAGCTTCTTCAACGCCGCCCGTTAAGCTGACAAACGACGTTTCTAGCGTTTCAAGGTCTGCCGCGCTTTTTATTGCAGCCGCGCCTAGCGCAGTTAAAGGCAACGACAGGCTGCGCGTCATGTCTTGGCCCAGCTGTTTGATGTTGCTGGTCATGCCACGCAGGTTGCGCTGCACGCGGCCCAGCGACTTGTTCAGGTCACGTGTGTCAGCTCCTATCCGTACTACGAGGTCTCCTAGTTTCGCCATTTTTTTTAGCTATTGCTTTGAGCTGTGCCCAGCCAGTGTGAATGCCAGTCTTTGGCTTCTCTTCCCAAGGAAACACTGCAAGGTCTTTGGGCCTTACGTTGCTTCCTTTCTTAGTGTGTACGTTTAGCAGTAACGCGGTTTGCCATCGCGTACGTTCCCAGTCCACGCGTTGCTGCGCCTCCTGAGCTTTGTAGCGACCGCGCACCGCGTTGCCAAACTCTCGAAATGTGAGGTCATACAGAAGGCAAGGACTCAGGCCCAAAAGCCCAAGTCCAAGCTCTTCTATTTCGTCCCATTCAAGTGGTGTGTTGTCTCCTGGTTCTCCGTTTTTTTTTGCGGAGTCATGGAGGACTCAATCACCTCGACAACAGCAGTCAAATCCTGCACGTCTATCAGTCCCAGAAAGTCGTCCACTTCCATGTCAAAGGTCATGCCCTGCTTCTTGCAGCCTTCCTGCACAAAGTAGAACAGCAGCTCAGGCATCAGTGTGACGTCCTCGCTGTCGATGTTGGCTACCTTGTGTCCAGTCGCTTGCTCAAAGCTGCGCCACGCGCGCATGTTAGCCTTGACTGGAAATGTCCGTCCGTCTAGGGTGATCGTCATGCGCTAGCTGTAAATGTTGGGTCGGTGACGCACTCGAAAGTAGCGGTGTATGACGCGTTGTCTTCAGTGCCTGCGCTCAGCTCCAGGCTGGTGCAGTAGGCCTCAAAATCAATGTCCATGTCGTCTGTGATTTCAGAGTCGTCAGACTGCTGATAAGACGCGATGGTGACGTCGAGCTTTTGCCCTGCTTCCATGTCTGCAAACAGTTCCTCATAGCCGTTAGTGGCGTCCGCTGCGTAGAATGCGGTGAAGGTTACTGTCAACGTTTTAAGCCCTGGCAAAATTGCGCGGTATCCGCCGTTGTCTTTTGTTGTGGTGTCACGTGTCTCAGTGCTAAAAGACACAGACAAATCTGTGAGGTGGTCGACCAGTACTGGTGCCACTCCGTCGTTTGCGAACGACACCCGAAGCTGGGAGCCGTTCATAATTCCTGCTGTTGCTGCCATTATTTCTCGTTGTTGGGTTTGATGCGATCTGCGATAATCATGTTAACCAAAGTATCGATATATCCAAATACCTGGCGTGGTTTTTCTGAAGGCGCAAGATTCACCGCCACCTTCAAGAATGCGAGGAAAGCTAGTGTTAGCTCTGCCCAGTTTTGTAGTAAAAAGTCGTTCATCAGTAGATGCTATAGTGCGTGTTAATGTTTGACTCGATGCCTGTGCGGTTGGCGCTTTGGTCGCTAGCGTACACAATTATTTCCTGGATAAAGCCATCTAAATGTCCAAAACCGTTAAGGCTGCCAATGCCGCTGTCGTCAGTGTCAATGCCTGAAGCTAAATCTAAACTACCAAGATTGCTGCCATTCAAAAACGCCTGCGCATTGCCCTGCGTGCTGCCTGCAATCATTGTATGCAAATTTTTTGACGTGTTTGCTGAGGTGCTTATGCCGCTGACGCTGCCTCCATAGGCATAATTAAAATTGCTGTTAAATAGCACAGGCACTTGGAATCTTTTGTCTCCTCCAGCGTTGCCACTAACAGCTAACAAATACTCTGTGTCGGCTGTGTCTTGAAATTTGCCAACTGCAAATGCAGACAAGCTGCCAATGTCAAGCCCTGTGTTGTCAAATGGCAGCTCATCATCGGAACCAAAAAACTGCATAGCTGGTTGACTGTCTAATGCAATCAAATTGCCATTGCTGTAAACAATTGCAGGCGCCTCAGTTGGGTCTGTTTGTGTGGTGTGCCTATTGTTGCCGCTTTGGTCGTATAGCGTTTGCACTCGAATGGCTGCACCGTTGTACAAGGCCAATAAAGCACTTGTGTCCAATGTGCCGTCAGCATTAAATCCAATATCTAAAGTGACACCACCATTGTCATTGCGCACTTTAATAGCTGGCCCTGTGTACTCGCCACGTACACGGCGCAAGCTGTAAGCAGCGTAGGCTCCTGGATACTGCTCAAGCAACAGGTTCGGAATAACTGGCGTCAACCGCGCAGTGTAGTCCTGCACGCTGATGTACATGTCGCGTGCTGCGCTCACCTCCGTCACTTCGTTTGTGTACTTGACAGACTGCACAGTAACTGTGCCGTAGACTTTCTTGCTCTGCCGCGACAATGCCGCACGCACCTTATCTGCAAGGTCGTTGGCTGCCGCGTACGTGTTAGCCACGCTAAACACTTCAAGCTGCGCCTCGTCTACTGGCGCGCTGTCTTTGGTGTCGATCGGCGTGTTGCTCACAACGCTGTAAACGACGTAGGGCGTAGCCGCGCCCTCCTCTGCCAGCTCTGGATAAATACGCGTGCCGACCAACGCAGACACTGCGCTGTCGTCTTTTAGCATGCTGTATATGGCCGCTCCTACCTTCATCTCATAAAGCGTTCAAATTCCTGACGGAGCAACCGGTTGCGCAGCTGCTGCATGCGGTTGCGTGTGGCCTTCTGTGTGCGCTCAAACAGGCCTGTGCTGCGTGATGGGCCAAAGCCGCTGCCGTTCTCCACAATGGCGGCAAACCAACCGTTTTGCCTGTTAGTCTTGCTGCGCGATCCGCGGCGGCTTGTTTTTGGTCCTGCCAACGTAATCGCCTTGTTGCTGCGCCTAAACGTCTTAATGCTGCGCCGCAGTGTGCCTGGCTTAATTGTTTGCCGCAGCTCACCACTGCGGTACACCTTGACGTCCACAGGGCTGTCTTTGATGTTGGCACGCAGCGCGACATTGTACACCTCGGCCACGCGCTCGTCAATGGCACGTAGCTTCTGTGCGTCTTTCTCGCTCCACTTGGCCAGGCGCTCAATCTTGCGCTCTAGCTCCTTCATGCCGTCTATCTTAATAGCCGCCATCACTCAGAAACTACGCGTTCGGTAATAAAGTGCAGCTCGTTCTTGCGGCCAATCTCCTGCACAGCCAAAATGTTGTAGATGTCGCCGTCGTAGCTGATGCGATACTTTGGCGTCACAGCGCGCGTCTCCGTGCTGCTGCGCACGCGCCACGTCACGCGATTGGTGCTAGTCTCCTGCTCCTGCAACACGGCGCTGCTGGCGCTCTTGTTGTCCAGCGCAGCCCAGACCGTAGCATAGGTAGACCATGACGGCACAGTTTGGCCGTACGCGTCCGCAGTGCGCGATGCGCTCTGAATCACAATGCGTCTATCTAGAAACCCGATGTTCACTGCCTGTGGTCAATAATGCGTTCAACACTAAGCAGCGACTCGACTGCGATTGGAATAGTTGCCGTAATTGTGCCCGTCACTACTGCGCGCCTGTTCTCGTACCAGTGCGCCACCAGCATTTTCACGGCGTGTATTACGTTGGCCGATGCCGTGACGCCTACCACAGCAGTCACGCGTACTGGGTGCGCGTTGTATGTCTCCAGGTCTGGCGTGTCGTGAAAGTAAATCATCATGCTGCCGTCTGTGGCGGCGCCGATGTAGTACTTGCTTGTGTCCAGCGTCTGCTCTGCGCCTGTTGTGTCGTCGTACTTGACGTGTGTAATAGCAGTCACTGGCCCGTAAGCCAGCGCTGCGTTGCGCCACCGTTCAACGTGAAACACTGCAGACCCGCCTGCTGTGAAGCTGCGGTTGCAGTAGTCCTCAACCCATGCCACCGCCGCGCTCAAAAGCGCCGTGATTGTAGTGTCCTCATCGCTTGAGTCGACGCGCAAAAACTCCTTGGCGTCCGCCAATGAGACGACGCCTGTGCCTGATGTGTGTGCTGGACGTACTACGTGCATGGTAATGTAAAAAAAAGGAAGCCCAGCCCAATCGCCAGGCTTCCCGTGTTAGTCAATCTTATGCGAAGTCCTTGGTGTAGGCCAATGCACCCGCCTGGCGCACGTCCACGTCGTAGAACTTGTTCACGTGCAAAGCAATCTGCGCAGTGCCTGCGTTGCTGTATGGGTCAACCAAGAGGTCGATACCACCAAAGAACGCCAACACCATGCCCAAGCTAAAGTCACCAAACAACAAAGCACCCAAACCAGCGCCGCCAGCATCAGCGTCGACCAAGTTTGGTGTGAAGTATGTGCTGTAGCCGTCAATGCTGTTGTTGTTGACCAAAGCGCTGACAGAAGCGACAGCAGCCTCGCCCTTCACAATCTCCATTGCAGAAGGTGAGCCAACAAATGCGCAGCGTGACAAATCGCCACCAGCGGCCAACACAGCCTTTTGCATGGCAAACACGTCTGAAGATGCCAGCGCAACGTCGCCCTTGTCGACAATGGTGCCAGCCGTAGCAGCAGCCTTAGCAAACACAGCCTTGTCGATGGTCTCATTGATACCAGCAGCCAACTCGCGTGAAATCATGGCGTCCACCTGAGCACCGCCCTGCAGAATCAACTGCTTGCTGTACTTGGTGTTTGCAGCCACACGAATGGGCGAAAGTGTCACCTCGTCGAGCTCCAAGCCAGACGCAGCATCAGCAGAAACCTCTGTTTCTTCAGTACCTGCAGCCTTGGCAGAAACGCGTGGGAACTTCAGGTTGCCAGTGGCGTTGTTAATAGTAGTGACACCGACGCGCTCAGCCATAGTTGGAGTGCGCAAAGCGTCAATTACGCCAGGAACAGAAGTAGCAACAAAACCAGAGCCGTCACCGCTGTCAGCTTGGAAGTCGTCGGCACCACCAGCACGGAACAAAGCCGAGGCAGGGATACCAATCTGGCCGCTCATCTGCAAGCCGCGCATCTGGTACTCTTTAGCAGCTTCCTGCTGCCACTCAGCTTCTGCGCCTTCGAGTGCCTTGCCAAAGCTTGCAGCTTGCACAGCACGGCTGAGGCTGAAAGAACGGTTGATTTTGTTAATTTCCTTGGCCTCTGACACTGACGCGCCGCCCATTTGGGCCTGGCGTGCAATCATGTCCTCGTGTGCCTGGCGGCGTGCAATCTTGCCGTCGAGGCGCTCAACCTCGCGCTTGCAGAGGTCGGCTTCTTCTTGTTCGTTGTTGGTCCAGTCGCGGTTTTCAGTTTCTGCGACGTTGACCAACTCTTCAAAGCGGTCTGCGTGCTTGCCGCGAGTCGCCTTCATCTCGTTCAGATTCATGTGTTCTTGAATTTGTGGTTCGTTTGTAGTTGTATCTGTATCAGCCACCGCTTCTGCGATAGCGTCGTCAAGCTCAAGCTGTTGATCACGCGCTTGCACCGTGGCGGCTGCGTATGCTGGATAGGTCACAGGTGACACATCCAACAACTGCCGCACCTTATCTACGCTGCGCACGGTGCGCTCCTCGTTCCAGCTCTGGTCTTTGATTGTAAAGGCAAAGCTGCTCTGGCT